ACAAGCCCAAGCAGAGAAAGCATATGATCTGTTTATACTGTGGAGTAAACGCACAGTGTATGCTATCATTGCTACTCTGCTACTGCTGGCAAGCTGCGACTTTGGTACAGACAAGGAGACAGGCAGTCAGTACAACGGTGCAGTGTATGCACCACGTAACATAGGAGAGTAACAATGTCAGAAGTAGACAGTTTATTGAGGAGAGTGCAAGCAGCAGAAGATAGAATAGATAGATTAGAAAGACACATAGAAGAGCTAAGACTAAAGTTGGAGAAAAAGAAATGATACCTACGACACTTAGAGAATACATATGGTTCATGCATCATTACGATATAGTATGGACACCAAGCAAAGAAGAAGAGGAGCCACCGTTTTAATGCAGCCAGGAACACAAATTATTATACCATTTATCCTAGCCTACATTGGAGGCTTTATATATTTTTTAGTAAAAGGCTATCGTAATGCTAATGACAAAAGAAAAGACAATATTCAAACAAGGTAAAGGCTACAGAGTAGAGGAGGTCATAGGTTACTACATAAAGTCAGATACATTTTGCAAGCTAGGCTCTGCATCTCAGAAGGATTACTACGACTGTCTTATGGTTATAAATGATGACATAGGTGCTACAAGCATGAAGAGATTAAGTGTGTCTTTAATGCAACAGTGTTACAATCTGTGGTTAAAGAGAGGTACATACAGAGCAAACAAGATAGCTGCAATCATGTCGATACTTATCAACTGGTCTAAGAAGAATGGCATCAGTATAGAGAATCCTATGCCACTGTTAGAGAAAACACCCAACCCACCACGCAAAGTAATGTGGGAGCCAGAGCAAGTAAATCAGTTCTTACACACAGCATACAGCGAGTGGAAATGGCGTAGCATTGGCTTGATTGTACAGATGGCTTACGAGTGGGGGCAACGTGTAGGTGACATGCGTATGCTTACGTGGGCAGCTATCAACTTTGACAAGAAGCGCTGTGACTTGGAGCAGAGCAAGCGTGGAGCAGAAGTACACCTGCCTATCAGTGATCCGTTGATGCATGTGCTCAAACAACAGCACGAAACGTTTGGCTTCCAAGCTTTAGTGACACCACAGGTTTACCCTAGTGACGGTGCGTATAAACCCTACAGTAAAGAGATGCTACACGTCTATGTCAATGCAATATTAGAAGCTGCTGGGCTACCTCGACATCTTACAGCTATGGACATGAGGCGTACAGCTATCACTGAGATGGTAGAAGCTGGTGTAGATATAACACAGATCAAACAAGTAAGTGGACACACTAACATAAACAGCTTGACTCCTTATATAAAACACACGTACACTGGTGCATCAGAAGCACTAGCCCAGCGCCAAGCATTCAAGGATAAGAAATAATGTTTATAGATATCAATAGCTTAGATGTAAAAGAAGGTGAGCAGATACGACAAGACTGCCCTAGATGCAAAGGTAAAAACACCTTCACTGCAACCAAGCGTGATGGTAACTTAATATACAACTGTTACAAGATATCGTGTGATGTACAAGGCAAGATAAATTTAGGTGTATCTAAAGAAGAACTAGAGCATTATCTAGTCACGCCCCTAATCGAAACAGGTAATATAAACAAGAGGTTAGAGCACTTTGTTTATCCAGAACATGTAACAACTGATGTAAGTAACAAATATGTAAACAGATTTCGTATGCGCTGGGTGGGCGAGTACGCAAATCCCTTAGAAAACATAGACTTACTGTACGATCTTAAAGATAAACGTGCGGTGTTTCCTATCTACAATGATGGACTTATAGTAGATGCAATAGGGAGAGCACTGGACGGTAAGCAACCCAAGTGGTTACGCTACGGTGGTGCAGCAGAATATGCCAAGTATTGCTATGGTGAATCTAACGGTATCTACATTGTAGTAGAAGACGTGATCAGTGCGGTAACTGTTGCAAAGGTATACCCAAATGTCACAGGTTTTGCTTTATTAGGTACAAGCCTGACTGATGCACACAAAGAATGCTTGAGTGATAACGCTAACTATGTTATGGTTGCGCTTGATCCAGACGCACTAAGAAAGACTTTGGTCATGCGTAAAGAGATAGAAGCGTGGTGTGACATACCTACAAGAGCAATAAGATTGCGTGATGATGTAAAGTATCAAGACCCAGAGGATATAGAGCAGATAGGAGGATGGATACATGTTGCAGAAAAGTCACACAAACAAACAAAACCCAATGGCGAAGGAGGTAAGACAATCAAAGTATAGGCAACAAGTAGTGCCAGATAAGAAGAAACCTAAACCACAACGTAAGGATAAACACAAAGGAGTGAGACATGATGACACAAGATATTAATCCAAAGACAGGTAAAAAACCATATTACAAAGATAATCCTGAAACTAAAAGAATAGAAAATAGTTTACAGATGCGTGTAAATGGTAAATATATTCCTAAATCACACCCTTTACATAAACCTGGAAGGTATACATCATTTGGTGATGCTGCTTTTACTGCACTACAAAAAGATGCACAAGTAAAAGAAGGGTACGTCTATGTTATTACTAACCCAGCTTGGCCTGAGTGGGTCAAGATAGGTATGGCTATTGATGCAGAGGACAGACTTAATGGATACCAAACAAGCTCACCTATGCGTGACTACCAGTTAGTGCACGCCATACCTACACCTGACAGATCTAGAGCAGAACGTGTAGCTCACAAAGCTGCTGCTCTGTGTGGTGAAAGACAAGGTGAGTGGTTTAAGATAGCAACCGAAGAAGCTGTGACAATATTGCAACACATAAAGGAAACTGAAGATGAACAAAAAAGAGAGTCAACTAACTAAAGACATCTATCGTATGATAAGAACTCTCAGCGCAAAGACGCTATCTGAAACTCAACGTAGAAGTATTGAGGAAGACGTAGCGTACAAACAAAAGAAACTACAGGATCATATGGGCGTAAAAACTTTTATACGTCCTATGAACAACATGGAACGTAAAGCTGCAGCAGAAAAACGAAAGGCTAACAACTATGAGTGAGCAATACTGCACAACTAAAGGTCTAGGCTGGGCGTTTCTAATCTGTGCGTTTTTTATAATAGGTGTGCCTATATTGATGTGGCTAGCGATAGAGGGATCAGATTGGTATGAAATATTTAAAATGATGAATCCCATTTAAGGAGAGTAGAATGGAAAATGGAGAGTTAGCCTTACTTAGAACACTGATGGATAAGGAGTTCTATGACAGTAACAAAGGCATACATACGCCTGACAAACTGTTTACTAAGGATGTACGCAAAGTAAAGAAAACCATAGACTATGCCATGAGCCAGTTTGATAAGGATCTAAACTTCTCAGAGTTAGAGGGTTTGTTCTTTACACGAGAGACACTGACTACCGCAAACAAAGAGTCCTACAAAAGATTGTTTGAAAAGTTACGACAAGAGAAACCTATGAACCAAGAGGTAGCTCAAGAAGTTATGTCTAATCTATTTCAACAGGTAGTAGGTGAAGAGGTAGCTAACTTAGGTTTTGACTACGTGAATGGTGAGAAGAATACACTGGAGCCACTGCGTAACATAATCACAGACTATCAAGATAACTTCCTGCCTAACTTAAAAGTAGAGTGGGGTGACATATCTATTGACAATCTTTTGGTGGCCAATGAGATACAATCTAAGTGGCAGTTTAACATACCATCGCTACAGCGCAAGGTAGAGGGCATATCAGGTGGGCATTTAGTTTTGGTAGGTGCTAGACCTAACACAGGTAAGACATCCTTCCACGCCTCTCTGATTGCCTCTGAGCGTGGCTTTGCTAGGCAAGGTGCTAAATGTATCGTCCTGTGCAACGAAGAGGACTACACTCGTGTTGGTGCTAGGTATCTCAGTGCTGCATCTAATATGCCTATGGAAGAGATAAAGGATAACTACGCTCTTGCATCCACAAGGTACAAACCAGTGTACGACAACATACGAATAGTAGATAGCACTGGCAAGGACATGGTGTGGGTTGAGGCTGTAGTAAAACATCACACGCCTGACATTGTAGTGTTAGATATGGGTGACAAGTTTGCTAACAAGACAGGTGCAGACTCCCACGTGTATCTCAAGGATGCAGCCATACACGCCAGAAACATAGCCAAGCAGTACGACTGTGCAGTTATCTGGATGTCTCAGCTATCAGCAGAAGCAGAGGGTAAGATATATGTAGATCAGTCTATGCTTGAGGGTAGTAAGACAGGTAAAGCTGCTGAGTGTGATCTTATGATACTGATATCTAAGAACCCACAAGTAGAGGGTGAGTATGAATCAGACACACAGCGACACTTAAACGTAGCAAAGAATAAACTAAAGGGTGGATGGCATGGGGTTGTTCACTGTCAGTTAGATGGAGAGAGAGCAAGGTACTCAGCATGAAAAGAGTAGTAGATGTAGAGAACTCAATAACTCTACGAGATGGTAAGATATTCAACGATCCTTACGAGCCAAGCAACACGCTTACTGAGGTGGGTGTGCTGTGTTTGGATACAGGAGAGAAAAGACTATTACCGTTTGACCACAAAGAGGCTACAGAAAAACACAAGAAGAGCGACTGTGTTCTACAAAGAATGCTAGATAACACAACGCTGCTGATAGGACATAACCTACAATATGATCTAGCCTGGCTTTGGGCTAACGGCTTCAAGTATGATGGTGACATATATGACACAATGCTTGCAGAATATTTACTTTTACGTGGACAGAAGCAACCACTAAGTTTGGAACAGTGCGCTATCAGACGTAACCTACAATATCAGAAGGACGATACACTCAAGGCGTACTACAAGAAAGGATACAACACAAATGAAATACCACTTGACGAACTCAGCCATTATCTTGAGTATGACTTGCTTACTACTGGGGAGTTGTACAAAGCTACCGAAGCTGACTTTTCAACCCCAGCCTCCGCTTCCCTTCGAGCAGTCAAAGACGTTACCTTTAGAACCTGCAAGGTCCTCACAAGAATGTCAATGGCAGGAATCAGGGTGGATAGACATGCCCTCGAACACGTCCGTGATAGATTCGAGCGAGAGCGCAAAGAAATACTTGATAGATTGCAAGCCACCACACGAGAGTTGATGGGTGGCACACCTATTAATCTAAACTCACCAGAGCAAATGTCGTGGGTAATATTTAGCCGTAAGCCCAACGATAAGAAAGAATGGGTAGACATCTTTGAGTATGTAGATGACAAAAGTTTTAAGGATGTAGTAAAAAAGAATAGCAAGATGTTATTTAAAACTAAGGCATCTACTTGCCCCAACTGTAATGGGCGTGGTTTAGTACACAAGAAAAGAAAGGACGGTACATATTATAAGTTACCAAACAAATGTAAAGACTGTGACAGTAGGGGCTTCCTACTCACAGCAACAAACGAAATGGCAGGGCTTGGGTTCTTTCCACCAAGTAAGAAGTGGGTCAGTGCCAATGGCTTCGGTGTGGGTAAAACAAACCTAGACGCATTGATAGCCACAGCTAAAAACAACAACATGGAGAAAGCAAATGATTTCCTTCAAGACCTTAAAAGGCTTAGTGCTATTAGCAGTTATCTTAGTAGTTTTGTGGATGGTATTATCACCAACTGTAAAGGAAGTAACAAACTACACATCAACCTTACCCAGCACGTCACCAGTACAGGTAGATTCTCTGGACGAAACCCCAACATGCAAAACATGCCCAGAGGAGGAACCTTCCCAATAAAACGTGTGTTCATCTCAAGATGGGAAGGTGGCAAAATTATTGAGTCCGACTTTGCCCAACTTGAGTTCAGAACGGCTGCGTTCTTAGCACAAGACAAGACAGCCATGCATGAGATAGATACAGGGTTTGATGTACACTCCTACACTGCAAAGGTTATCAGTGATGCAGGACAGCCCACAACTAGACAGGAAGCAAAAGCACATACCTTTGCCCCTCTCTTCGGTGCTACTGGATATGGAAGATCTAAAGCAGAGGCTGCATATTACAAAGAGTTCGTTGAAAAGTACAAAGGCATAGCTAGTTGGCATACCAGATTAGGCAACGAGGCTGTCAATGAGGGTAAGATAACCAACGTCAGTGGCAGACAGTACGCATTCCCTGATGTCATACGCAGAGAGAACGGCACTGTGTCGCACTTCACTATGATCAAGAACTATCCTGTGCAAGGCTTCGCTACAGGAGATGTTGTACCAGTTGTACTGATAGAACTTGACCGTTTGTTACAACCTATGCACTCATGTTTAGTCAACAGTGTCCACGATAGTATGGTAATTGACACACACCCTGATGAAATAAATGATGTGCTAGATATAATTAGTTTGATTAACACCAATCTAAATGATATGATTCAAAAAGAATACAATATAAAAGTTAACGTACCTTTGTTATTAGAATCAAAAATAGGAGACAACTGGCTTGACACAAAGGACGTTTAATGATATAACTCTAACTCTAAAACTTTTTACATATGAAAGGTAAAATTATGGAAAATGCAGTCGCACTTAAAGTAGACAACATGAACTTGTCTGATGCTATGGGTTTCTCAAGCCCAGCAACACAGTCACAATCTAGTCTACGTAGGATTACAGGAACAGTTATACAAGAAGTTGTTGATGGTAAGGTAGCTTCTTCACCTGTATTCAAGATTACATCTGATGATGATGTAGTGTATGCCAGAGAAGTAGAAGTCAGACTATTTGCAGAGCGTCAAAAGTGGCAGCGTTGGGATAGTGAGAACAAGACTATGCAGAAGTCTGTCATGTCTAACTCACTCAACGTTGACTTGAAAGATACACTTGGTACGTTCAATCTTGGTAGGCCGTCAGGTTACATCAAGGACTTCCAAGCTTTACCAAAAGATCAACAGGATCAGATACGCAGTGTCAGTCGTGTCAAAGTTATGATGGGTAAAGCTAAACTAGTTGGCGCTTTCTACGAAGGTGGTGAACCTGCCACAGGTTACGATGATGAGTTTGACTTTGTGATGGACGTTAAGAACAGAGACAGTCTCAAGTACATTGATGCCGTAGTAGGTAAACTAATGAAGAAGAAAATCTCACCTGCAGAGCACACCATAGCTCTACTTGGTGAAACACGTAGCTTGCCTAACGGCAATCCCTACATGGTAACTAACGCCTCACTCAGTGAGTTTGTTGGCTTGGCTGACGGTGATAATGAAACACTGCAGAACTTCTTGGACTACATTGATTCTAGTAACGAGTACGTTATTAGTAAATGGTCAGAGAATAATGTAGAAACAATACCTCCATCTGACCAAGATATAGTTACCAACATAGTAGATGTGGAGGACTTTGACCAGTGAACCACCCTGCTGAACTAGCACTGCATCAGTATCTTAGAAATGCTATTGATGGTAAGTCTGAGATGTCTCAGGATATTATTGATAAAATAAAAGAAGATATTGGTGAGGCTCTTGACAAACAGTTTAATACTGCAAACGATAAACAAGAGTTTAAACTTAGGATGTCCAACATTGGGCGTCCAAAGTGTCAGCTATGGTTCGAGAAGAATGATCCCAATCATCAGGAGCCTCTGCCTACGTCATTTAAAGTCAACATGATATTTGGTGACATGGTAGAGGCTCTACTAAAAGGATTGCTTAGAGCATCTGGTGTGCAGTTTGGCGATAACGAAAAGGTATCACTGCCACTCAACGAAAAAGAGGAACTCTCTGGTGAGTACGACATGTTGCTAGACGATAAGATAGACGATGTTAAATCTGCTAGTGCTTGGTCATACGAAAACAAGTTTGTTGACTTCTACACGTTAGAGAGTGGTGATACTTTTGGCTACGTGCCACAGCTTGTAGGTTACGCCACAGCAGCTAACAAAAAAGTTGGCGGCTGGTGGGTTGTAAATAAAAACAACGGTAGCTTCAAGTACGTGTCTGCAGCAGAAGTAGACAAGGACAGAGTGCTACAAAAGATAAAGGACGTACACACCTACCTTAAAAGCAATGCACCGTTTGAAAGGTGTTTTACAGAAGAGCCAGAGATATATAGAGGTAAGGCTAGTGGTAACTATAAGCTACCCAAGTCCTGCACCTTCTGTAACCACAAAATAAAATGCTGGCCTAATCTAAAGAGTTTACCGTCAAAGGTATACAGTGGTAAGAAAGAACCACCAACCGTACATTACACAAAACTAAGAGGTGAATATTAATGACTACAGTAACAATCAACGACAAAGACTATGCAACAGACGATATGTCTGACAGCCAAAAAGAGATAGTACAACTGTTGCAGCAAAACCTAGTATCTGTTAATATGCTAGAGCACTGGCTACAGTGTGTTAAGTTTGTTGGGGAGATGAAGACACGAGAACTAGAAAAGTCTTTAAATGTAGAGACAGAGATGGTTCGTGCTCGTAACGAAAAAGGACACTTTATAGCAGATGACCCAAACACCCCAGAAAACGAAGCATGGGTTGAGAAACCCAAAGAGAAGAAGGAGTAGCTCTAGAAGGTATCGCAGTGGATTAGAAAACGAAATCGCTGAGTACCTAAAAGATCACCAAGAAAAAGTCAGGTATGAACGTTTAAAAATAGAGTGGGAAGACTTACGCTACAGAACGTACACGCCTGATTTTATTTTAGACAATGGTATCATAATAGAGACAAAGGGTATCTTTGATACTGAAGACAGACGTAAGCATCTAGCTATACGAGAACAACATCCAGAGCTAGACATACGGTTTGTCTTCAGTAACAGCAAAGCAAAGTTGTACAAAGGTGCAAAGTCTAGATACTGTGAATGGTGTGACAAACATGAGTTCAAATGGGAACATCGTATCATACCTGAAGCATGGCTAAAAGAAAAAGGCAAACCTATTAGAGTTAAACTTATACCTTTTAAGGGGGAGAAGAAAGTAACATGAAAAAATATTCAATAGGAAAAGATGAAGTAGCTCTAGTCTTGAAGCCTTGTTCTTTTGATGGCAAGGGTAGATGGACAGGAGAGTTAAACACTGGTCTAGTTGTAGGTGAACTTAACTTACTAAATCCAGAGGACACTTCATACTTAGTTCACTTAGCTACGATGATGGGTGCATTTTTAGAACTTGCACAATATGATCAAGACCTATATAATTTAGTAGAAGAACACAGAAACGAACTAGTAGGTTACGAGAACGAAGAAGATCTACCACTGTACGAAAAAGTAGAAGGTACAGACGGTAAGGTTTTGAAGCTTACTAGATATACAAAAACACAAGGAAGCGCATAATGGATACTATTGATACACTTACTATGAACGGACAGACATTGTTTAGCGATTTAGATGACGTTAGGTTTGATCCAGTTACTAAGCCATCTCATTACAACATAAACGGTGGTATGGAATGTATTGATATGATAAAAGAAACTTTAGGGATAGATGGGTTTGTTGCGTACTGTAGAGGTAACATACAAAGATACAATCACAGAGCACCACACAAACATTCTAATCCTGTAGAGGATATGAAAAAGCTACGACAGTATGCTGACTTTGCAATCAAAGCACTAGAGGAGAAACATAAGTGAGCGCTAGGAAGAAGTTTAGCGTTACATTTTTACTAGAAGTAGATGAGCCATGTAACGTCCTGTCAACCGTAGAAGATGCACATGTGGAGGATGTACACGATCTGATACACAATACATTTCACGATATAGATGATGTAAAAATAGAAAACTTAAACATAAGGGAGAGGCTATGATTAACGCCAGTGATATCGAAGCATTTGAATATTACAATGAACTAGATAACAACAACATACTGCCAACAGATTATCAGACATTCATATACAAGTCTAGATACTCTAAGTGGCTACCTGAAAAAGGTAGACGAGAGAACTGGAGCGAGACTGTATCACGCTACATGAATAATGTTGTAAAAGATATGGTGGATAAAAAAGTCTTTGATGAACTAGAACAATCTATATTATCGTTAGAGATCACGCCAAGTATGAGAGCTATGATGACAGCAGGTGCAGCAGCAGACAGAGATAACACATGCATGTACAACTGTAGCTACGTAACTGTTGACGATCCAAAAGCATTTGATGAAATTATGCAGATACTTCTTTGTGGAACAGGTGCAGGTTTTAGTGTCGAAAGACAATACATAAACAAGCTGCCAGAAGTGCCAGATCTGTTTGAAAGCGAGACAACAATAGTTGTGCAAGACAGCAAAGAGGGTTGGGCTAAATCTTTCAGACAGCTACTAGCTTTGCTATGGGCAGGTGAGATACCCAAGTGGAACATGTCTAAGGTTAGACCTGCAGGTGCTAGACTAAAAACGTTTGGTGGTAGAGCATCAGGCCCAGCGCCACTGGTAGATCTGTTTAACTTTACTGTGCAAACATTTAAGAACGCACAAGGACGTAAACTAAATGCGTTAGAGTGTCACGATATTATTTGTTTTGTAGGACAAATAGTAGTTTCTGGTGGCGTTAGACGCAGTGCTATGATATCATTATCAAACCTGAGTGATGATCGTATGCGTCATGCTAAGTCTGGTAACTGGTGGGAGAATGCAGGTCATCGTGCTCTAGCTAATAACTCTGTAGCTTACACAGAGAAGCCTGACATGTATTCTTTCTTGCGTGAATGGACATCACTTGTAGAAAGTAAATCTGGTGAAAGGGGAATATTTAATCGTGAAGCATCAAAGAAACAAGTTGCAAAGTATGACAAACGTGATCCTAACTTTGAGTTTGGAACTAATCCTTGCAGTGAGATTATACTTAGACCGAATCAATTTTGCAATCTTACGGAGGTTGTGGTTAGGGCAACAGACGATGTGGAGGCGTTGGAACGCAAAGTGCGCCTTGCAACGATCTTGGGAACTATCCAATCAACGTACACCAAGTTCCCATACTTGCGAAAGGTGTGGCAGCGAAATACCGAAGAAGAGCGTTTGTTGGGTGTGTCACTCACAGGGATAATGGACAACCCATTGATGACTACGAAGAACAAAGGATTGGAGAAGACTCTTGAACATTTACGAGAAGTTGCTGTTCGCACTAATAATACTTGGGCTAACCGTCTTGGCATTCCACCAAGCGCAGCAATCACCTGCGTCAAGCCAAGCGGAACAGTGTCACAATTAGTTGACTCAGCATCAGGCATACATGCTAGACATTCATTACATTACATTAGAACTGTACGTGGCGATATCAATGATCCTCTGACACAGTTTATGAAAGATCAAGGCATACCTAACGAGCCATGCGTTATGAAACCAGACACAACTGTAGTGTTTAGTTTCCCTATCAAAGCTCCAAAGAAAGCTATAACTAGAAATGACATGACAGCCATAGAACAACTAGAGACATGGCTGATGTATCAACGACACTGGTCAGAGCACAAACCCAGTATCACTTGCACTGTGCGTGATGATGAATGGCTAGAAGTCGGAGCCTTTGTTTATAAACATTTTGATGAGATGAGTGGTATATCCTTCCTACCCCACTCAGATCACACATACCAACAAGCACCTTATCAGGAGTGTAGCAAAGAAGAGTATGACAAACTCTCTAAAGCTATGCCTCGTAATATAAAGTGGTCAGCTTTGTGTGATTATGAAAAGGAAGATAACACCGTAGCTATGCAAACACTAGCCTGTAGTGGCGATTCGTGTGAGATAGTTGACTTAACATAAAGGAAAATAAAATGGAAATAATTGTTGGATTAGTTGCAGCCGTGTTTATAGCGCTACAAACAGTAAACTACATACCAAAGCTATCAGTTTCAGCAGAGATTAAGCACCATGAAGTAGTAGAGGCTCCAAAATATTCTACTGATAGAACGCAACGAACGTTTGAAATAAAAGAAAGTACAGATTGATGTTTGTCCTAGTGCTTATAATGTCTATTGCGCCAGGATACGTTCAGGTTCAAGCAATTAATTATGTGTATCCTACTATGGAGATGTGCAAAGATGGTGCAGCTTACATAACTAGTGAGCTTATGAGCACTAAACCCTCTACTGAATCTACAGTGTCTGCTTATTGTACTGAGATACCAACAAAAGTATAATGGATATAGAGCGTGAAGCACAGATACACATGGAGAAAAAACTAAAGCTTTTCTTTGAGGAGCTAGAGGTAAAGCTGCGGCCTGTTAGAAAACACATAGAAGAAAACTTATGTGATGGTCTATACAAAGCTAGAGCTTTACAGGACATAGATGACATACTTATGATAGCTAAACACGCTGCAGAAAAGTATGGTCTAAAATAAAAGGGTAGCCGTTGACTTAGTGTTGGCGGCTATTCTCCTTTGGCAGTCTCTTTGTATAGAGATAGTATAGCTTTAAACTGATTTAACTCACTCTCCGTCATGGTTAGTGGGTCTTTTACTTTCACGGATCGTAACTCTTCTTCAGTCGCACCCTCGTCACGCATTCTTTCTAAACGTATCTTGTGGAATGTCTTCTTAGCATTCTTATACTGCTCACTGTTACCAGAATAGTTTATGGTGTCGTACCTCTGTTTGTTCATCCTGTGATTGTCTGACAGTAGAGGCATAGCTTCGTTTACTGCACTACGTGTTTCTTTTATTATCCTGTTTACTTCTTGTCTTCTGTAAGTGTTTGTGCCGTTTACAAAGTCCTTGTCAGCTAGTAGTTTTCTAGCTTTTCTCTCTAACAAAGGCGATAGAGTTTCGTTAAACAATCTATCATACATAGCTACTTGACTTCTTCGATTAGCTTTAAATCCTCTTAGCCCTGCCATAGTATAAACTTTTTCTGCAGCAGTTTTTCCTGGCACTACTCTTACGCCAAAGATGGAGCTTAGTGGATTAGGATCATACAAGTCACCCTCTCTGGTTGCTACACGTAACTGACTAAAATCATTCTCTGCATTAGTGTCACGGAATATGTCTAGTATGTTATCTAGATATCTTGTAGCCTCCAGAGAGAATACTTCTCCCCCAGTTCTTTTGACTAACTCTGGC